TGCTAATAGTTCTCCACTTGTTGAGTTCCAGGTTGGTAAATATCCTACTGTGGTACCACCAGTAGTTTGTTTTACTTGAATATCATTTGTAACATTACTTAATCCTATGTCCGTTTTTAATTCGTTTGGTGTTCTGGTATAAATAGTTTGAGCGGAAGAGTCTGGATTGGAAATAAATACTGGAATCTGTGTTACTGATGAACTAGTACCGGTGGCTCTTAATTGGAGATGTGTATCAACCTGAAAAATAAATGCTGTAGCTGGTGCTGATCCTGACTTCACTTTCAATTTATTATCAGCACTATCCCAATAAACCATCATTTTCGGCGCTGCTCCGCCTTCAAGGAAAGCAAGCGAAGGATTATAGCCTGAATCTGACTTAATTGAAACTGCAGATCCGGCACTGCCTGATCCATAAAATGTCTTAAATCCTTGTACTGTCTGATTGCCAGTGGTATAAACAGCATTTGTTGTATAGGCAGCATTGCCATCAATACTTATTGGCCATGTTCCAGTAGCATTAGTTCCACCTCTTAGTGAATATGCTCCACTACCAGCTATAGCAGGAACTGACGTGGCTACTCCTCCTACGCCGCTACCATAAGCATAATATAAGATATTATCATTTTCATTAAAAGCTAATTCTCCATTATATAAGCTAGATGCTGGAGACGGTGCGCCTGCTGATCCGCTTGATGGTCTTCTTTTGATTCTTAGAGTATTGGCCATTTTATATATTCCTTAATGAAAAAGTTGATAATAAATTAATATACACCGTTATATAGAACCACAATCTATTTGATCAGAATTAGTCCATGATGATAATGAGTTATCGTATTTTAATAAATTATTATTAGTTGGATTAGAAATATCAACGCCATTTAATTGATCAAATTTAGGATTAATAAAAGATCTAACTAATAAAGTTCCATTTATATTAGCATTTAGCACCATACCCACTATAATAATATTATATCGTGGTTTAGTTTTAGTTAATTTTCCATAGTCATGCGGACTAACATACAGTATGTCTCCGTTACTCCAACTTTCGTTTCCAATAGCGATATTACTAATGTCTCCAGTAGTATCAATATCATTAAAAGTTCCAAATATTATAACAGATCCTATATCTCCAGCTGAAGTATAAGATGACATTAATCCAATAAATTTTTGTTCTGATAATTCATTATTAGCTCTATATAATCCTACCGAAGGTAGATTATCATCAGTATCATATCCCGATAAATAAACTGCTTGACCTTTATTTAAAGCATAAATATTATTATTTTTTACTCTTATAGAATTATCTGATCCAAGATAACTTAATAAAATCCAATCAGAAATACCATTACCTATTTTGAGTTTACCAGTATCAGTTTCAAAACCAAATTCACCTTCTGCTAATGTTGGATTTTGCAGAATCCAGTCTGATGCTAGTCCTCTTCGTACTTGTATTAAAGTTTCTCTAGGCATTATGGACTTCCTCCACTTATGCTTTGAGGTATACTTGAAGCAATTATATCTAATAGTCCACTAACTCTACTTGCGGGAAGATCTCCTATAGTATCATTTATAGAATAGCCATAAGGCAAATCACTAGTTAAAATTTTTTCAGTATTAAGAATGTCTATTGTATTATTATTTTCATATGTAATAATAATATTATCTGTAGGACTATCTGAGATACTGGTTTCAATCTCAACAGTTGTTGTTACTGGTTCTAAAATTTCAATTATAAAATTGCTCATGTTGAGCACTCTAATTGTGTTGGCGATTGACTAAATCTCTTAACAATTGATATTGTACCAAATAATAATTTTATAGTATACTTGCCTCCACCATTATACAAATCATCGGGGCTTTGCAATTCTAAATCATATTTAGCAGTATTGAATAAAAATCCGTTAGTTACCGAAGCTGGTATCATTAGCGTTAATTTACCATTAATCCCATCAATAGTAAATTTATATAGGGAATAGTCGGTATTTTCTGAATTAAAAGATTGAGTATTGTTGGTATTTGTTTTCCATATTAATCTGGCACACCAATCGGTCAAATCTACAGCATTTCCATTAGCGTCTTTATAAATAAGACTAATTTTAAATGATGTACCTTGTTCTATAGCAAAATCATATTTACTAGCTGCCATAGCTTACCTCTATGAATATATTGTTGATGGTACACAATAATTTATACACCTAATAAAAAAGGCCGGCACTAGGCCAGCCTTTCTTATTTGTGTTTAACTACAACTGATTAAGAATCAGAGAGCGCCAACAAGTACTCTGCGGTTATCAAGAACAGCAAAGCCTAGTTCTGCCCATCCGTAGAAACCAGCGCGTTTCTGACGATGTAGTGTTTCGTCTTCGAAGATTTGAACTTCTTGACGAATTGGCATTATGAAACTGTCTCTCTTACGTTGATCAAGACCAACAACAATCTCTGTTTTACCGCTTGGTAAAGAGGCACTGAGTGTTGAGCTATAGAATAGTTGGTACTGCTGACCAACACCTAGTTCGTCAAGATCATGAAGATTGACGCCGAATACTCTATTGATGGCTCCATCGCCAGCTGTGTAGATTTCTCTGCGTGTTACTTCATCAACTTGATCGATACCCCAGTTACGGATATCTTCCATAGCTTCTGGACTAACATAAAGATCAGTTAGCAAACCTCTATTGTTTGATGTGCTGTTACCACCGCCATTACGACGCATAACAGTTTTCATGAGACTTACTAAACGTTTTGTAAACTGACTAGCATTAGCATCGCTATCGTATACAACGATATTACGATCAACGCCAGCAGCAAGTAGTGTGTGCCAACCATCGTCATTCATCTTCTTAACAAAAGAAGCTTCAAGAACTTCCATAGCACGACCAACAACGTCCCAACGGGCGTCACGAGCATACTTTAGAAGATAATCGATACTAGCACCAACGTCATAGGTTGGAACCATGACGTAATCGCCTTCAACATGGCGCTCTGGAATATAGCCATGATTAGGAATTGTGTAAGCAACAAAGTCTTTCTCTGTGCCAGGAGCTAGAAAATCGAGTGGGAATTCAGGAGTAGCACTTTGAGCTAATTGAATTGGCTCGAAAATACCATCGAGAATATCACCACTAAGAACACCTCTGCGAAGAGGAAGCTCAAGAGCTTTTGCAAACTCTGCATTAGCAGCAAGAGCAGTCTCTCTGTTGGCCGAACCAGAACGCATTAGAAGGTCTGTTAATTCTGGTGTTGGCTGAAATCTTTCGGTTTTAGCTGACATGTGTTTTTCTCCCTTTATTTAAAAAATGAATTATAGGTTAACTGATACTTTGGCATAACCATCGGTGTCTTTGGCACTTAGGAATTGACCAATTTTAACAGAATTAGTTGAACTGGTTCCAATAAGACCACTGACACCAACGTAAGCATCAGCACCAGCAGATGGTGTTGTGCCTGCAACTAGCATATTTGTTGTTACTTGACCTTGACGAAGGAGAGTGACTTTGCCACCAACCTGAGTCTCGTCTTTGTGCCAATTGATGTGCTGTCTTGTTAGATCAAGATTAACAACATCATTTAATAGAACGCCGACTGGTTTTGAGCCAGAAACAGCAGCAGCATAAGCTACTACAGCATTACCATCATCCATTGAAACGCCAACACCGCTAGTGGCTGTTACAACACTAACTACGCCACCTCTTTCGGCTGTTGTGCTCATGAAGAATGAAACGTCAGTTAAAAGTTCGATACGATCTGGTTTTAGAGCCATTGTAATTTCTCCGTATTAGTTGGTTATTACTTGTTAGTTTTCTTGCCTAGTTTACTACTTACAAATTCGATCAAAGCTGCTCTAGTTGATTCTAGTGCAGATTCTGCATCATTACTTCCAATACCTAAATTAACGTTTGCTTCAACTTCGGCTGTTTCAAGTACCGATGGATCTGCTTCAACTGAGGCTTCTTCAGATGCGGTTTTGCGCATCATCATAGCTTTATCTTCTTCTTCTTGCTTCTTTTTGTCCTTGTTTAACCAAGGTGGCATTTTTCCAGCAAAAAGTGAAGTCATAGCATCAAAAGCTTCGTCATCCAAACTGTCGAATTTGTCAACTGTTGCTTCGGCTGATTCGTTATCGATACCAGCTTCAATTAAAGTGGCCATTCTCTTCATTTTCTTTTCTTTCTTAACCATAGCCTCTTCTTTGGCAACATATTCTGCGATAGTTGTTAGGGCAGCTGCTAGTTCACTTTTAGCTTTTTTCATCTCTTCTTCTTTTTTCATTTCTTCTTCGTTCTTTTTAGCTGCCTCTGATTTGATTTGTTCAATTTCAGCTTTTAGTGCTTCATTAGCAACAGTAAGTTCTTCAACTTTAGATGTTAATTCGGCAGCATTTACTTCGTTGACGGTAGTAACTTCTGCTTGTTCTGTCTTAACTTCTGTAGCTTCTGTCGCTTCTAGCACTTCTTTAGTTTCCATCTCTACCTCTGTTTTAGCTGAACTCATAATTAAGGTCTCCGATTGTATATTGGATTGAAAATTTAATACACCTGAATTGACAATTTCTTCATTTTTTTCTTGAATATTATCATTATTAGCATATTTATTTACTGGCATGATCATATTTTTTGAAAAAATAATACTATCTTCATTGGCTGGTTTGTTTACAAAACCTTTTCCTGTAAAGGTAATATTTCTTAATACTCTACCAATTTTGTAATCATCGTGTTCGCCAAGACCACCATAGGCTCTTAAAAATTTAGTTAAATATGCTGTATCATTATTCCTATCTAAAATATGATATTGACCAGTGCTTTTATTTAAAAGACCATAATCAAATCCTTTAAAAAAACATTCCATACTAACATATTTAGTACCATCTTCTATTTCTGATATTAATTTAGATGATCTGGCTCGCAATTCCTCGTCACTAAATCCTTTATAAATAACAGAGCCTGTTAAAATATGGTATTTTTCTGGAAGATTTTCTATAGGAGTATTTTCATCAATTAATATTCCGTCTTCTGTTATTGGCCAATTAGAAACAATGTGACCGATAATAGTATGTTCATCATGTTCTAAATTAGTTGGTTTATGTTCTGGAGTATTTTTAGCATTCCATACTTCTACTTTATCAAAAATATCATCATTTTTATTCCATGAAGATGATACTAAAATAGATTGAACATAATAAAGATCCTCATCATCAAATGATGCTATACTCTTTAAGTACTTAGCATCTTTTTTAGATCCTGCGTATGGCTCAACAACACAAGCATATGAAATAGAGGCAGAGCTTTTTAAGATTTCCTCTAAACCATCATTTTTTTCTTGATCATATATTTTCATATTGTTAACCTTTATTTTGGTTAGTTATCTAATTCAGTATACACCATAGAATAAAAAGACGCTTTAGCATGCTTAGTTTCATCAACGGATAATTCTCTGCCTAGATCAGATTGTAAAGCTCTTAGCCATGTATAGTATTTGCTAAGAATCAAACTGTTATCTTGTGCAGTAGTCAGGTCATTTAAAATGGACTCGTCCGCTATTGATGAAAATGGACTAATATTCAATAATATATTTGTTTTAATATCTTCTAGCTTTTGAGATTCTATATTACTTAAACTTCTTAAATTTTTCTTTTGAAAATATTCTAAAATAATAGGATTTACTATTTCGCTAATTTTTTCTTGAGCAGCAGATGCCCACAGAGACATTGACGCGCCAGTTCTTGGACTAAAAGTTCTTTGTTTTCTGGTTGTGGAGTCTTTAGATAATTTAGGCCGACCCTCACCAGCTTCTTTTGGTAAACTATTTGTTTGAGGCTTTCCTATTGGACCACCAAGTGGCGGCACTTTCATCTCTAGCGCAGTCTTTTCGGTATTTTTTTTCTTATCTAGTTCTAGTCCAACTTGACTAGGAGTAACAATACCAGTTTGTAAAGCAATCTTTTTAAGAGAATTCTCAAATTGAGGATCAAACCAAGGGCCAGATTTTTGAACCATACGATTACTATCTCTTTCTCTACTTTCTCTATTAAGTCTGCTTTTTTCCATATCAGGATCAATACCAAATCTAGTTTGTAATAGTTCGTCACTAATAAGACTTCTATCGGCTAGTTGGACTAATAAGGCTTTTTCAGTATCTTCATTACTAAGATCCATTCTGTCAAATTCAATTTTTGCAGGATATTTGAATCCCATGGCCTTTTGTACAATAGCGATTTCTTCTTCCCAGAATTCTATTAATCTGTCTCTTCCATATTGCAGTCTTTGAGTTAAAGTTTTTAAACTAATAAAGTTATTCGTAGTTCCAGCAGCACCAAATGTTCCAGTAAGAGTTGGGGGTATTCCGAGCCCAGCATAAATCGCATTTAGGTGTGGAATATATTTTCCTTCTCCTAAAAAATTATGAACATTAGTATTACTTTCCATTAACTCAATATCCGGACCCCAGATCAAATCCATCGTTCCTCCACCAACATTATTACCAAGAATCTGAGCTAATTTGGATGTAGCTGCCTTAGTTGGCGCAATTTTATGCTCTAGACTTCCTAACTTAAAAATTCTAATATTGCTAATAGCCCCATCAAGAGCGGCCATATCAGCCAGCTTAAGTTTTTCAACAACAGTGATATCATCCATTATAGCATATATCATTGGATATGCCCAAATTTGCCAATCGTCTTTTTTATAATGGAATACTAAAGTTTTATCAGGATTAAGGACGTATGGTTTTTTTGTTTTAGCAGATTCGATAATATCCGATGGAAGTTCGTTAACTATCGAGGATTCTGCATCATTTTTAGGCGCATTAATTATTCTTTTTAATGTGGCTGGTAGCATTACTCCATATATTTTTTTATTTGTAAATGAAGATAATGAGCCTCCCATAACATCAACGTAAACTGGATCAATAAAAGTATATTTCCATGGTATTTCTTTTTTACCTATAAAATCATCATCTAGAGATGGATATGTGATGTCAGCTTCTGCTGTGGCCCTGTACATATAATTAATATATTTTGTATTGAGTTTGGCTGTTTGTCGATTTATAACAACATTACCAACTCTATATAAATTGTTAACAAAGCGTTCAGATCTATCTTTACCATTAATTTTTTTAAACCATGATCTATAAAAACGCTCTATTTTTTTATTTGGATGAACAATTCTAATGCCTTGAACAGCGAAATCTCCCATGAGATCTATTACGTTTTTAACTAAACCAACCCTTTGATAAATTTGATCTGCCCTACGTAATATTTGTTTTAAAATTACTGGAACTGCTTCTTCTGGTCTAAAGGCGTCATAATCAGACTTTAACAGTCCTGGGCGACCGCTAACATTAGTATCTAAATTAGAAAAATCTAGTCTGGTTCTTCTGGCCAGGGCTTTTTCTTGATTATTTGCCCTTTCTATACCATTATATTCTACTAATGATTCTGAAGATTTCCTTAATGCATCTTGTTTGCTTGATAAATCATCGCCCCATACTACATAAGCTT